GTTCTAAGGGTAATCAAAGAATACTAGGAGTTTTCAATGGCAACTTCAGGAACCGTGGCGTTTCAACCAAATGTCGAAGAAATCATAACTGAAGCATTCGAGCGTTGCGGTATTGATACCCAAACTCAAACTGGTGATAAGGCTGTGTCTGCACGGCGCAGTCTCAACTTGCTCTTCTCTGAGTGGGCTAATAGAGGTATAAACTACTGGGCTGTAGAGCAGCAGACTTTGACGCTTGTTAATGGAACGCTGCAATACACACTGCCAGTAGGGACGATTGATATCATCGATGCTGTGATCCGCGACACCTCTGGAACAGATACGTCTGACCAGACCATAAATCGTGTATCGATTGCAGATTATAATCAGCTTCCAAATAAAAACTCTGGCGGTAAGCCAAGCCAGTACATGCTAGATAAGCAATACACACCTGTCGCATATTTTTGGCAAGTTCCAGATAAGACAACATATAGCATGGTGTACTGGGCAATTAGGCAGCTTGATGATGTCACCGCATCCAACCAAGATCCAGATATTCCATATCGTTGGAATGAATGTATATGTGCTGGTCTGGCGAGCAAGCTGGCAATGAAATTTGCAACAGAAAAGTTTTCTATTTTAAACGAAATGTATGAACGTGCATTTAGTTTTGCGGCGGCATCAGATAATGACGGTGTGTCTCTGAGGGTTCAGCCCACTGCGCTGAATTTATACTGATGGCAAAATACGCAAGAGGCAAAAAGTCCCAAGCAATTAGCGACAGAGGTGGTTTAAAGGTTCCGTATACGGATCTTATGACGACTTGGGATGGCCTTCGCGTGTCTCCCGATGATTGGGAGCCAAAACAACCACAGCTCACACCCGCAAAGAATGTTGTCGATGCTACGGCACTATTTAATCCACGCCCAGATACAGACCCCGAAAATGCCGAGGTATTTATAGGGTACAACTTCGACTTCTTCACACCTATACAGGACCGCCCTCCAGTGGGCATACATGGGCTTGGTGTTGTGTCTCATGGGTCCGTACTAGAAATGGACGTTTCGGTCACTGGAGTGGCTGGTACTGGCGCTGTGGGTACGGTCTATCCAAACCCTGCTATCAACCCAGCAGTTGGCACAGGGGCGATTGGTAATTATCAAATTATCATATCAACAGATGTAAACGTCACCAGTGCAATTGGCACAGGCGCTCTTGGTGTATTTGCCACGGCTACTACTACGGATGGCGTGGCTGGCACAGGCGCAATTGGAACTGAAGTTCCAGAATCTGAAATTGAAGAAACAGGCGTGGCTGGTACAGGTGCAATTGGGGCGTATGCTCCAGAAAATGTATTAAATGCGACAGGTGTAGCTGGCACAGGAGCAACAGGAACGGAGATAGCAGTATCTGAGATATCAGTATCTGGTATATCTGGCACTGGATCTGTCCATGTGATTGGAACTGGTGCTGGTAGTGATTTTAATCTTATTGTTGGCCCAATAACTGGATTGGGCGGCGTAGGCACGACAGGCAGCGAGATTGCAGAGACTGAAATATCTGAAACAGGTTTAGCTGGCACAGGAGCGATAGGATCTGTAGACCCAGCAGTTGGGTGGGGCAACAACGCTTGGGGCAATGGAACATGGGGTAATGGGCTATGAATTACACACAATTAGTATCTAACATTCAAAACTTCATGGAAGATGATAGCGCAGAGCTATCAGCATCTATCGATCAGATCATAGAGCAGGCCGAAGAAATGATTTTTCAACGGTTGCCTAATTTGCCTTGCTTTAGAAAAAATGCATCAGCAGCCCTAGTACAAGGCACAACAGATTACACTGTGCCATCTGCAAGGATGATTAGACAAGTTTCTGTTATTACTGCAAATGTGACTTCATACTTAAACCACAGAGTAGATTCATATTTGCGAGACTACTGGCCAAATGCTACAACTCAAGGCATTCCAGAAATGTATAGCACTAAAACGGCGGCGATTGGCGGCACAACTTTTACTGTTGCGCCAACCCCAGACGCGACAACATCAACTTATCAAGTTGATTACATCGCACCAGAAACAGGTTTAGGTTCAGGTAATGCAAATTCTTGGATTGGAGATAACGCAGAAAATGTGTTATTATCGGCGTGTCTTTACGAAGCATCAGCCTTTTTAAAAGCTGGAGAAACCTTGACACTTTACAAGACACAATTTGACGAAGCAGTGCAATTATTTGTACAAGAGATGCAGCGAGACTACGCAGCAGAATATAACGGAGGTTTATAATGGCTATTACTCAAGCAATGTGTACAAGTTTTAAAGAAGACTTGTTCCAAAAAGAACAGGACATGGATTCTGATACCATCAAAATTGCGCTGTATACTTCATCAGCGTCTTTAGATGCGGCTACGACAGCTTATACCACAAGTGGTGAAGTGGCTTCTGGGGGTGGATATACAACAGGTGGTGAGACACTTACTTCACCAGTAATTGGCACAAGTGGGACAACAGCTTATGTTGACTTTGCTAATCCAGAGTGGACATCAGCATCATTCACAACTGCTGGCGCTTTGATCTATAACGACACAACGGCAGGCAACAATTCGATTGCGGTTCTAAATTTTGGTGGTGACTTTACAGTCACTTCTGGCACATTTCGTATTGTGTTCCCATCACCCGGCGCTGCTGGTTTGATCCGTATCGACTAATAAAAAAAAGGATAGTACAACATGGCTAGTACCTATGAAAATGACCTTCGCCTCGAAGAAATGGCCACAGGGGAAAACTCTGGCTCATGGGGTACGAAGACCAATACAAACCTCGAACTAATCGCGGATGCGTTTGGTTATGGCACAGAGGCTATAACAACTAATGCTGACACTCACACGACAACAATCGCAGATGGAACTTCTGATGCTGGACGTGCGATTTACTTAAAATATACAGGCGCTTTAGACAGCGCTTGCACAATTACTATTGGGCCAAATACGGTCAGTAAGATGTGGTTCATTGAGAACGCTACAAGTGGATCTCAAAATATCATTATCTCTCAGGGATCTGGAGCTAATGTAACTATTGGTCCGGGAAAAACTAAAATAGTTTACAGTGATGGCGCTGGCGCTGGCGCTGCATTTGTTGAAGCTACAGATGATATTTCGATAAATAGTTTGTTTGTAGATGCAGCATTAGACGTAAACGGCACAATCAAGCTGGACGGCAACTATCCTGTGGGTACAGGCAATGTGGCTTTAGGTAATGCCACACTTCAAAATATTACTTCCGGTGAGTTTAATGTAGCTCTTGGAAACTCTGTTCTTAATGATCTTACCAGTGGCAGTAGCAATATAGGTGTTGGTCAGGCCACACTTGATGCAAATACAACAGGCGCATTTAATAATGCGATGGGTTCTAATAGTCTAGGCGCAAACACAACAGGCTCCAACAACACAGCCTTGGGGCATAGCTCTTTAGCCGTAAACACCACCGCAAGTAACAACACAGCCTTGGGGTATAGCTCTTTAGCCGCAAACACCACCGCAAGTAACAATGTAGCGGTTGGCTTTCAAGCTGCAACTAGTAACACTACAGGTGATAACAACACAGCAGTTGGCAAGCAATCCTTACTTAGCAACACTACTGGACTACACCACACTGCCGTAGGTCAATCAGCTCTGGCTCAAAACACTACAGGGACATACAATACCGCCCTTGGTAGTTACGCATTGCAATATACCACTACAGGATATCGTAATGTGGGGCTTGGGTACGGTGCCTTACGTCAAAACACTGAAGGTTTCTACAATATAGGAATTGGTTTTGGTACTGGTGGAGCGACAACGACAGGGACTCACAACGTAAGTATTGGCGGCAACGCTTTCTTAGACAATACAACAGGTGGTGCTAACGTAGCTATTGGCCAAGGCGCATTAGCAAGTAACACCACCGCAAGCAACAACACTGCCGTTGGGTATCAGGCTCTTAACGATAACACGACAGGCACTGGTAACGTGTCGCTCGGCTATCGGGCGGGATATAATATTACTACTTCAAACGACAGCACCGCACTTGGAACTAATGCTTTATTTACTGCTACGACGGCAGCTAATAACACGTCTGTCGGTTCTGCGTCTATGTACTACACCACAACTGGCACACAAAACGTGGCGGTTGGGGTATCTGCATTACAATCAAACACCACCGCAAATAACAATGTAGCGGTTGGGTATCAAGCAGCGTATTCTACCACAACAGGCTCTAACAATATTTCAATGGGCAAGCTGGCCTTGTACACAAATACCACAGGAGCTAGTAATGTTGCCTTGGGGCATGAATCACTATTCTACAACACCACCGCGCCAGAAGGGACCGCTGTTGGTTATCAGGCTTTATATAGTAATACTACAGGAGCCACCAACACAGCAGTAGGTAGACGTGCGCTTTACTCTAACACGACTGGCCTTCAAAACGTGGCCTTGGGTGGAAGGGCTTTAAACACCAACACAGGTGGAGACCGTAATGTTGCCGTTGGAATGGACGCTTTATTTTCTAACACCACAGCAGATTTTAACACAGCCGTTGGGCAGCTGGCTGCGTATAGTAATACTACTGGTCAACGGATAGTAGCGATTGGTAAGGGCGCACTTTATACACACAATGTAACTGACGCTTCTGCTACAAATAATGTTTCGGTTGGCTATGAGAGTAGCTACAGCACCACTACAGCAACAGATAACACCGTCTTGGGTTCCAGTTCGTTTTATTCTAATACTACGGGAAGCAATAATGTGGCGCTTGGACGTTTAGCCTTATACTCCAACACCACCGGAATCGGCGGGACAGCGGTTGGGTATCAGGCTTTGTACGCAAACACTACAGGCAGCAACAATACTGCTGTGGGCAGAGATAGCCTCCTAACGGCAACAACGGCATCTGATAATGTGGCTGTTGGTAGAGAAGCAATGAAGAGAGCCACAACTGGTTATGAAAACACAAGCATTGGTACAGAGGCATTAAAAGAAGCAACTACAGGATACCGAAACGTATGTGTGGGAAAAGACGCTGGTGGTGAAATTCGTTCAGGGCATAACAACGTCTTTATAGGATTTGCGACGGGTAATTACAGCGTGGATACAACCACAGGCACATCAAATACTTTAGTTGGAAACTATCTTAGGTCTAGTAGTGCTAGCGGTGGGACTTCTCATGGTCTTGGTTATGATCTATCCTGTGCGGCGGGATACACAACTTTTGGTAATGGCACTAGCGATATACGTGCGGCTCACGGTGTCGCAACTTGGTCAACCGTTTCAGATGAGCGTTACAAGAAAGATATCACTGACGCCACAGCGGGTTTGAGTTTTATCAATGATCTAACGCCTCGTACCTTTAAGTATAAAAACTTAGGTGAGCTACCTGATACATTTAACGCCTACGAAGAAGGCTCAACAGACACCTTTAAGAATAGCTACACGAACCACGGCTTCATAGCTCAAGAGGTTAAGACAGCTATTGATGCTCACCCTGAGATCAAAGATGGCTTTAATCTGTGGGATGATCGTGAGGATGGCTCTCAAGAAGTAGCAGAGGCCGCGTTAATACCTGTATTGGTTAAAGCATTGCAGGAACTATCAGCAAAGAACGATGCTCTCGAAGCACGTATCGCAACTTTAGAAGGATAAGACTATGGAACTAACAGCAGAAGAAATCGCACAGAACTATACAGCAATGGGTCACTCCGTTGAGCTGTTGAACGCTGGCAAACCAGAAGACATGGAAGATGCTGACTGGACAGATACAGTTGCTCGTAACGTTGAGCATCTGCAACTCA